CTCAAGGTTTCTTCAAAGATATGAAAGATTATTTCATCAAAACAGATGGTGCTTCATTGGTACCAGGTGGACCAACAGGATTGTCTTACACTGAAACTCCATATACTCAATACAAATTGAAATTTGGGGGTTCATTGACAGTTATGCACATGAAAGCTTATGATGATGTAACTTTCAACACTATCCTAGATGAGAATGGTTATCCAGCAGAGTCTTCAAGATTTACATTCGTTAACTACGGATTAGGTGATGGTTTTGGTAAAAACATTTCCTACTTGAAATCTAAGAGAGATGTAGCTTACGGTTACGAAGGTGGATTGTCAAGTCCTTACGGTAATAACCAAGGAGGATTGATGTCTCACTCAGGTGACTTCTGGACAGTACATAGAATGGAATACGCAGGTATCTTGGTAAAAGATGTTACAAAATGCGGTGAGTTGATTCCAGCAGCATTAAGAGGAAAATAAAACTTCAATAGGCTTTAGGGTATGAGCCATCTAATCATACCCTTTTTATAGCAGGAGGGAGGTATGGATCTCTCTGGTCTCATAAACCAGTTTAACCAGTTCGAGTCTGAGTCGTTGCTACTATTTTTTTTAACCCACACAAACAACAAAACAATGAGTACATTATTAAACAAGAAGGTAAAAATTTACCCTAACATTAAAAAGAATAAGCATTGGCAAGTAAATATTGACCCTGCTTATAGACAAGCTTCTGAAAGCTATGCATTTTTGGCTAATGCTAACACCATTAGACCTCAATTTGATGAGAATGCTTACAGATACAATCTAGGTCCTATCAATGATAGATACACTGATGAACAAATAAATGAATTAGTAAGAAAACTTGCATTAAATGATGAGTATACTAATCAAAAAATAACTTCAGCAGATCCTTCTAATAGAAAAGACCCTTTCTTTACACATAGTAAGTGTAGAGCTAAATTAGGAAGAGATATTCAAACTCTTGACCTAAATAAACCGACAGAAGAATTGATTTATGCAATCATGTCGGCAGATTCAATGACAGTGGTGGGAGAGACTTCTCTATCTAAACACCCAGCCGCAGAGTGGATTATTGAAGATGAAATAGCAGATGCTACTGTGAGAGAGTCTAAGCGTGAAAAAACAAGTAAATTACACGAAAGATACAATAAACTCACACTATCTCAAAAGAGAGACATGAGTACCGCTTTAGGTATTAAATTGACAGGAGATGAGAAAGAAGTGATTATAGAAGACTTGTTGTATTCTAAAATTACAGAAAACAGTAATAAAGAAACTTTGACAGCTATACAAGATTTATTTATTGAGCTATCAGATTCTAAAAATAAAGCAAAATTGGAAGTTACTATCAATGTTGAGAAAATGTACCAATATGCAGTGTTAAGAAAAGAAAATATAAAAGTATTTTTTAACGGAGAGCAACTTCAAACAGATACTATAAATATTATTGATTTCTTACAAAAACCAGAAAATTCTTCACTATATTTAAGCCTAGAAGAGGCTTTAAAAGCTAAGATGAAATAATGTTTTCAATAAAAGAAGCCCATTATAAATTTAAACAACATGCAAACAAGGTAGATGGGTTAAGAAACGCTAACTTTCTTATACCTCAGATAGACGAATACCTTTTTGAAGCTTACATAATTTATATTGAAAACATTTGTGAGCAATTAGAGATAAACCAAAAAAGAAGAGATGACATAAGGGAGCTAGAAATTAAAAATTTTCTACTCCCAGTCACTAAGATTAACGATGACTATTACACTGCAGATTTACCCGCAGATTACTATAGATATTTAGAGTCTTATTCTGTATGTTTTACAGATAAATGTCCAAAGAAAAGTATTAAGAATTTTTTCATACAAAAGGATGATATTTATACAAATGATCCTATGTTTAATTCTTCTTATGTTTTTGAAAGAGTTAACATGGATATGTCAGGCAATAAGTTATACTTATACTATGAAGGATTCGATATAGACAAAGTTTTTCTTTCTTATATTAGAAAACCTTTAAGACCAGGAAATCCACAAGACTTTTTAAATGGAGGGGGCACTTATAACTTACCTAATGGAACTCCTGCAGTTCAAAGAGATATAGAAATCAACTCAACTTTCCAAGCAAACAAAATTATAGATATTGCAGTATTAATAGCAATGAGAGATGTAGGCAATACTATAGATTTTGAGTCACAATTAAATAAAATTTTAAACATATCAAAAATTTAATAAACCTTAAATAAATTTAAAAATGAGATCAAGAATTCAAAAACAAATTTTCCTTCCAACTGCCGCAGTATCAGGTAGTGCAACAGGATACGGTATTGTCCCAACGGGTACTGCATTTTACAATGCTACCACTAAGCAATACTTATTAAGACCAGGTCAAATCGGATTTTACAATGCCGAAAACAACACAGCAGTAGATGCTACTACTATCGTAGGAGTAAAATCTATTTTTATTGCAATTGGTGTAGATAAAACTGCATCTAAATTAACTTCTGACAGTGTAAGATTAGCTTCAGGCGAAACTATTACATCTTGTTCAATTGATGATGCAAGTGTAAAAGCTCCTCAAGAGGGTGAGTCTAACAAAGCTAAGTTTAACTTCTCTTGTACAGATTGTTCACAAAACTATTCTATTGGAATCAGAATTAACGATCCTACATTGAACTTTTTCTACCCAGAAAACAGATACCATGTAGAATTGATTTCTGTTCAATCAGAAGAATGTCCTTCTTGCGATGGTGATTGTGACTACACTCATGATTGTGAAGAAGTTGCATTGAAATTGAAAGCAGAAATTGAAGCAAACGAGTTGTTGTCTAAATATGTAGATACAGTAAAAACTTCTGCAGACCCAGTTAGTCCAATAACTCCAGCAGCAGGTTTCTCTTGTGCAATCGAAATTACTTTCAAAGTAAACACTGCAGAGTGTGTATGTTTCCCTCCATCAGAGGCTATCATTGATAGATATACTATCGGTTCTATTCAAGTTATCTTAGGTTCAGCTTGGGCTCCAAATTCTACAAGTGTTTCTGTAGACAATACAGGAATGCAATTGCCAGAAGGTCATGGTGCTAAGTTGCAATGGGAAGAGTATCATGAAATGCCAGGGGGTACAGGTTTCGATGGTTTGAACAATGAAGTTGAAACTACAGGAGCTCCTTACTATGCTCAATTAAATGTATCAAGAACTAAAAACTTACTAGTAGATTGTAATGAAACATATTGCCAATATGTGTTAGGATACCATACAGTTTCTCCAAATGAGAATGCAAATGGTATGAATTGGAATCCAAACTTTATCACAACTATCTTAGTACCAGAAGCTCATAGCACTACTCAAACAGCAGTAGAAAATACTTTGAATGCTTTTGTTACAACAGGACCTTGTGGTAAGACAATTGAACTTGAGTGTCTATAAGACATTCTACAAAAAAAGAATATTATTAATTAATATATTGTTTTGTGTGTGGAGTAGGTGGTAGAGGAAACTTTGCCGCCTATTTTTTTTATACATATAACATAAATTTTATAATATAAAAATTAATACTTATTTTTGTTTATTATTATTAAAAATAAATACATGAAAAACACTTTAATTCTTTCAGAGGCGATTTATAAAGGCAAAATAAAACAAGTCAATCAAGATTCCTTTGTAAATATGACAGATATTGTCAATGAGATTTTTGCTTGTTTTAACATTCCTTGTTGTGAAAACCAATCAGATTTTTTTATTAGAAAAGCCTACTTATTAAAAGGAAGAAAAAAACCAGGGGCTAACTGGACTTCCCTTAACAAAATAGTAATGGATATTTATAATTGTGAATTCACAGAAACCTTCTGCCCTGGATTAAGAAGTGAACAGTGGTGGATTACCACTGATGTCATAAGACCTGCAAAAACTGTTGAAACTATTAGCTTTACAGGAGTAATTAAAAAAGTTTTTGCATGTTGCAATTTATTAACAAATATTGTTACTCAAAATTCAAATTGTTTAATAACTCAAAATGGAAATTATATTATAACTCAATAAACTAAAAAAATATGTCAATTGTAAAAATAACTCAACTTCCTAATGTATTAGGAAATCAAATAAATCCAGCAGTGGATATTTTACCTATTGTAAGAGTAGGTGCAGATTCTACAGATAAAATAACTGTAGAAGAATTAGGAACCCTTTTTGGAGGAGGACTAGAAGGAACTCAATATGTATTTGTAGCAGCTAATGGTACAGATGTAGAAAATGCTGCTGAACTTCAAGCTGCTTATAATTTAGCTGTAATTAAAGCAACTCCTATTGTAACTCCTATAAATATTTCCGTAAATAATGTTACTGATAATGGAGGGGGTAATTATAATATAACATTAACTAATTCTTCAGATGCAAATTATTTTTCATGGGGAGTAACTTATAATGTAATTATTAATGGTAATCCATACCAATTTATGGTGCAAGGGGTTATGGGTAACACGCTTATTGTAACGAATTTAACACCTGGATTATCTTTTTCATCATTTACTTTGGTAGTAACTACATATCCAAGAGTAACTGTCATTGCTGCTCCAGGTAATTATAATTTTGGTACTTCTGTATTTACAATGAATACTGAATACATTGATTTAGTATCTTTAGATGGAAATAGAAGTATAATTTTTAATGCACTTTATAACTCAATGGGTATTGAACAAGGTTCAATTTCTATTACTGCAAATAATGTATTTGTAAAAGGGGTTGATGTACAAAATAAAAACTTTAAAATAGGAGGAAATAATTTAAATCAACTTAAAATTGAAAATTGTAAAGGAGGAAGTTTTTCATTTGGAGGAGACCCTACTTACGGTAATAACCCTATTATTGTTAGCGGTACTTTTATTAATTGTACTGGAGAAGATTTTTCTTTTGGAGCTTTTGGTTCTGCTTCAGGTATTTTTACTAATTGTGTAGCAAAAACTGGTTCATTTGGTTCTTATAATACAGGAATAGCTTCAGGCATTTTTACTAATTGTATAGGAGAAACAACTTCTTTTGGAGGTAATACTACAGCTTCAGGTACATTTACTAATTGTAAAGCAGGAGGTTATTCATTTGGTAGTTTTGGAATAGCAAGTGGAACATTTAGAAATTGTATAGGAGATGCTTTTTCATTTGGAGGTAATGGTATTGTAGCAGGAATATATGAAAATTGTGTAGGGGGAGATTCTTCATGGATTTCAAATCAACCAGGAGGTAAATTAACAGGTAAATTGTACTTTTCAAGACATACTTTTAGTCAAACAAATCCTTCTGCTGGATTGGGAGGATCGGTAGTAGCATTTATTACTGGATCTAACACTTTTATATCTTAACTTCCTTAATATTGAATAAAACTATATTTATAGCTACTCCTATGTATGGAGGTAATTGTTCAGGAATATTTGCTGAAAGTCTAGCTTTAGCTGTTAAAGGATTAATAGATTTAGGATACAATGTAAAATATTGTCCTTTATATAATGAAAGTTTAATAACTAGAGCTAGAAATATTCTTTCAGAAGTATTTTTAAGAGAAGAAGCAGATTATATGTTATTTATAGATGCTGACCAATCTTTTGATTACAATGATGTTCATAAAATGATATTAGAAGATAAAGATATTTTAGGGGCAGTAGTTCCTATGAAAGGAATAAATTGGGAAATAGTTAAAGATGCTGCTTTAATGGGGGAAAAAAATTTAGAACAATACTCTGGACTTTTTAATATTAACATTAAAGAAAACAGTGAATTGCCTGATTTTTCTAAAGCTTTTGAAGTTGAATACATAGGCACAGGGATGATGTTAATTAAAAAAGAAGTATTTTTAAATCTTAAAGATTTTTTTTTAAACTATAAACATAACTCTGACCAATTATACAATATAAAGTTTGGAGACTCGATAACTGAATTTTTTACAACAAGTATTGATGAAAAAGGTCATTTATTATCAGAAGATTTTCATTTTTGTAAAATAGCAAAAAATAAAAATTATAAAATATACGCTGTTTCTTACCCTCAAATAGTTCATGCAGGAACATATTTTTTTAAAGGAAAATTACAATAAAAAATTAAAATAAAAATAATTATATGAAAAATTTACAATCTATAGAAGAAGGAACTTGGGTAGAATTATTACCTGTAGAATTAACAGAATCTCAAATAGAGTTATTAAAATCAACTAAAGAAACAGATGCAGAAACTAAGTCTGAATTAATAGCAGAGATTAAAGAATTAAAAGAAGGAGTAGTATCTTCTGAATTGACTGAAAAGTTAAATACAGTTTATACTTCTTTAAAACCTGAATTAAAAGAAGAAGATGTTTATCAATTAATTTCTGCTGATTTTTCTGAGAAATCTGAAAATGTATTTACAGGAATTATTAACTTTAGGCTTAATCAAGAACATAAGCAAGTAAGATTCTAAAAATAAATAAATAAAAATACATGAAAAGAATTAATATCATTTCAGAGACAATTTACAAAGGACAGCATAAACTTGTTAACCAAGGTGCTTTTATTAATATGTCAAAATTAATTTCAGACATATTTGCTTGTTTTAATATTCCTTGCTGTGACAAACAAGCAGATTACTTTGTAAGAAAATCTGCTTTAATTTATAGTAGAAAAAAACCAGGGGCTAATTGGCAATCTCTAAACAAATTAGTTTTAGATGTTTATAATTGTTGTGCAAATACAACCTTGTGTTCTAATAACCAAAGTCAATGGTGGATAACTACAGATGTAATTAGATCTGCTAAGACTATAGAAACTATCAACTTTACAAATATAATAATTAAAGTTCTCACTTGTTGTGAACTATTAGATTGTTGTGGACCTGTAGTGCCCCCAGGACCTCCTTATAATTTTGATATAACAGCAAACTGGGCAAGTGTTGGTGCAGGAGTTACAGATCAAACTACTTTTCAAAATTGGTTAACTAGTATAGGTGCTACTTCTGTAGTAATAAATTATTTTAATTTAACTGGAAACAGAGTAAAAGCAGATATAACTGTTGCAGGAGTAGGTATTCTTAATTTATCTAATAAAAATGTTACTTTAGTAAATAAGATAGGAGGATTTAATAGTAGTTTAACACAAATAAGATTAAATAACAATCAAATTGTAACATTTAGCCCTAGTATTGCTTTGCCAAGTAATTTAAAACAATTAAGATTAGATTTTAATCAAATTGTAACTTTTAACCCTCTAGTTGCATTGCCTTCAGGATTACTAACAATATTATTAAATAATAATAATATAACAACTTTTAATCCAACAATTGCATTACCAAATAGTTTAACATTTTTAAATTTAAATAATAATAGTATAACAAGTTTTAATCCTTCAATTGCTTTACCAAGTAGTTTACAAACTTTAAGTTTAAATGATAATACTATAGTAACATTTAATCCTTCAATTGCTTTACCAAATAGTGTAAAATATTTAAATTTAATTAATAATAATATAGTAACATTTAATCCAACAATTGCCTTGCCGACTAATTTGTTAGAGTTAAGATTAGATAATAATAATATAGTAATATTTAATCCTTCAATTATATTGCCAACAAGTTTAATTAATTTAAATTTAAGTAGTAACCAAATGACAACTGCGGGATATACAGCTAGTGAACCTTGGGCAAATGCTCAAACTGCTTTTTCTTCTACTTGTACTACATTTTTTCCAGGAAACCCAAATTTAATTACAGGCACAAACTTAGAGACTATATTGCTAACTAAAAACTGTACAATAATTCCTTAATATTAAATAATTAAAATAAAAAATTCAATAAAAAAATAAAAACGTGAAAAAAATTAATATTATTTCAGAGACAATTTATAAAGGAAAACACAAACTTGTGAATCAAGGGGCTTTTGTTAATATGTCAGACTTGATGGGAGATATATTCTCTTGTTTTGGTATAACTTGTTGTAATGGGTTACTTGACAGCAAATCAGATTACTTTATAAGAAAATCTGCTTTAATTTATGGTAGAAAAAAACCAGGTGCTAATTGGCAATCTCTAAACAAATTAGTCTTAGACGTATATAATTGTTGCAAAAAAACAACTTTATGTCCAGGCTCAAGAAGTGCACAATGGTGGATTACAACAGATGTGATTAGGCCAGCTAAAACTATTGAAACTATTAATTTTACCACTATTATAGATAAAGTATTAAACTGTTGTGGAATAACTGAATGTGGATGTCCTCTTTCTTATAATTTTGATATAACAGCAGATTGGTTTTCAGTAGGAACAGTACCTGTAACTAATCAAGCTACTTTTGAAGATTGGTTAACTAATGATTTGGGAGCTACGTCTGTAGTAATAAGTTCTTTTGATTTAACTGGAAATAGATTGCAAGCTAATATAACAGTAACAGGGGTTTCTAATCTTAATTTATCTAATAAAAATGTTACTTTAGTAGAAAAGATTGCAGGATTTGACAGTAGTTTATTAATAATTAATTTAAATCTTAATTTATTAACTACTTTTAATCCAGTAATTGCCTTACCAAGTAGTTTACAGGGGTTGTTTTTAAATAGTAATCAAATAGTTACATTTAATCCAAGTATTGCCTTACCAAGTAGTTTAACTACGTTAGGTTTATCTTTTAATCAAATAGTTACATTTAATCCAAGTATTGCCTTACCAAGTAGTTTAATTACGTTAACTTTAGATCAAAATCAAATAGTAACCTTTGACCCTACTATTGCTTTACCAAGTAGTTTAAATCAATTACAACTGCAAGATAATCAAATAGTTACTTTTAATCCTACTATTGCTTTACCAAGTAGTTTAGCTGAGTTGTTTTTAAATGATAATCAAATAGTAATATTTAATCCAACTAATGAATTGCCTATTTCTTTAATTCAATTAGCTTTAAATAACAATCAAATGACAACTGCAGGATACATAGTAAGTGAAACTTGGGCAAATGCTCAAACTATTTTTATCTTTCTTAATAATGTAAATTTTGCAGGTAATCCTAATTCAGTTTCAGGAACTAATTTAGAAACTATTTTAATTACAAAAAATTGTAACGTAATTCCTTAAAATATAATTAAACTTTAATTTATAAACTCAAAATTAATTCTCATATTTGCAATAAATCTTACAAAAAATAATTTATGCCAGAATTTGCAAATGAAAGAGAAAAAAATATAAAATTCCAAATTACTTTAAATGAGGAACAAAAACAAGCGAAATCAGTTATACTTCAAAATAGTGTAACGTATATTGCAGGAAAGGCGGGTTCAGGAAAAACACTGGTATCTTGCCAAGTAGCTTTAGATTTGTTTTTTAAAAAGCAAGTAAAGCATATTATAATAACAAGACCTGCTGTAGAAGCAGGAGAAAAGCTAGGCTTTTTGCCAGGAGGGATGGAAGAAAAACTTGACCCTTATGTACAAGCCATCTATCAGAATTTCTATTCTTTATATAAGAAAGACAAGATAGATAATATGATAAAAGAAGGGTCTATACAGATAAAACCTTTTGCTTATATGAGAGGTAGTACATTTTGTGAAGCTGTAATTATAGTGGATGAAGTACAAAATACTACTGAAAGTCAGGTAAAAATGGTTCTGGAAAGATTAGGTAAAGGAAGTAAGATGATGCTATGTGGAGATATTAACCAAATAGATTTAGGTAGAGGAATTACTTCAGGAATAAAATTTTTAGATTTTTTACAAGAAAAAGAATTAAAAAATTATACTAAAATTGTTTTAAAAACTAACCATAGAGATCCAATTGTAGAGGAAATATTAAACTTATACGAAAGCTTTAAAGCACAATAAAATGAATTTAAATTTAGAATTTAGTCAACATAGTTGCAAATATATTTATGTTAATAATACTTCAGAGTATGATTTAACATTGGGTGCAGTTAAAACAACTTATATTAAGGTATTAAGTCCAGGTCAAACTGAAACTATACAACTATCAATTCCTTTTGAAGGACAACTTACTTTAAATGCTAAAAATTTAGGCCAACAAACTGATTTAAACGCACTTTTACAGGATATATTAGAAGGTTATTATACTATTGAGTTAGTGGTAACACAACAACTAAATAATAGTAGTCCTATAGTAACTAGTAGCGAAACTTTTTGTTATTATAATACTTGTCAATTAGATTGTACTATTGATAAGAAAACCTTGGAATTTTTACAAAACAAATGTTGTAATGAACAAGATTGTACAGGTAAATTAAGACAAGAAACTAAAGATATTGAAACTTTAAAGTTATATAGAGAAGGATTAAAATCTTCTGCAAGTCTATGTAAAAAAGAAACTGCTACTGAAATACACGAATGTCTTCAGTATAAATTAGGAGTATTAAATATTGATTGTGGTTGTAAATAACTAAAAATATGACTTTAAATACTTATAAAGATTTATTGTGTAAATTAGATGCTGAAATTTCAAAGTTAGTGCAATCTTTTTGTAGATCAGAAACTTATGGGTATAAGACTTGTAAAGATAAATTACAAAAATTAATTTATACTAAGCAACTTTTAGAAAACAATTTTATTAGAGTAAAATTAGATAAGAACTTTTATTGCTTAGAAGAGACTGAAGATTATACAATTACAAAAACTTTAACTAGAATAATAGGAACTAAAGCTGAGATATTTGTAAAGAAAGTGAAAAAAATAATTAAAACTGATAAAAGTTTTGTGTGGGATTTTCCCCCACTTCCACAACCAAATGGAGTTTGGGTAGGTACTTTTTTTGTACCAGTTCCTGTCAATACTCTTGCTGATATAGAAAATGTAAAAATATATTTAGAAAATAAAAAATTATTTTCTTTCTTTGCATTTGCAGTTGATTACAGTAAAAAACAAATACTATCTTCTAAATATCTTGAAGAAGAAATAGAGGAATGTATTGAGTATCAAGAAATAGATAAATATTGTCTACAGTGTTTAGATGAATTAAAACTAAAAAGACTGATAGAAACTATTTAATATTATTAAACATATAAATAACTTTCCAATAGAATTTATTGGATATATAAAAAAAATATAAAAATGTTAACAGTAGAAAACTATAATTGCCAGTACCTTAAATTAGATTCTCCTACAATTCAAAGATTAAAGGAAAATTTGTTATTAATGCCTTCTGAGTTTACAAAAGTAGAATTAGAGTATAATATTAATTGTGGAGAAACCCCTATTAAAAAGGAATTGCAATACACTCATTTTAATTATTGGTCAATAAATTTATCTCAGAATATTGCTAAAAATGATATTTTGGATGAAATTATTTTTAAACATATAATAACTGGCCAAGAATTTTCTATAGATAACTTAAATATAGACATGGCTACTGCTACAGTAGGAGATTACTTAACTGCAATAACTGATTTGTTGACAAACAATGGGTTAAGTACTGTTGGTTTAAGTGTTATACTTGTTGGCAATGAACTTAGAATAACAGGATTACCTACAGGTATAGTTCCTATTAGTTTTAATATGTCTACAACTATTGAGATATTTTTATTTAACTTTAATAGCCAAGGAAATTGGTTTTATGGGTTAGATTATTTATACTTACGACCAGCATCTTTTAATCTTGTAAACTTTATAGATGGGGTTTATAGAATTAAACTTATATATACATTAGTAGATGGCTCAACTATAGAAGAAACTCAGTGTTTTTTTGCTGATTGTACTATTAAATGTAAAATAGCCTCATTATTAGAAGATGCCTTAGAAGATGATACATTAAATAAAAACATGTATCTATATTATTTAGCCCTAACTACTTCTGGAAATTGCGGAGGTTGTAATTGTGCAGAAATGTGTGAATTATACGAAAGAATAGTTGCATATTTAAATAACCCTATTATAATAGATAAATTAAATTCTAAATCTTGTTGCAGTGGATGTAATTAAGTGCTCATTACCACAACTGGTAATTAATTTTATTGACCATATTGGACCTGACTCTCAAGAATTAGAGTCTGTTATTATACAAAACTATATAAATAGTTTAAATTGTAATACTAAAGAGATAATTTGTGTGTCAAAATACGATACTATATGTGAAGACACTGTAAATAATTTATGTAAATTATTTATTAACGCTCTTACCATAGAGGCAACTCCTACTGGAATTAAAATAACTCCAGTTATATTTAATAGTTTTGGAACTATTACATATAATTGGACTTTTGATCCTACAAAATTTACTTTGCCTAGTGGTAAAACTGTAACAGACCCTGTATTATTTCTTGATTGGATTAATGGAAATATTGTTTCAGACTTTGAGGTTAGTTTAAAAATAGTAGATGGAAAAGGTTGTAATTTTGAAATACAAAAGGATATAAGTTATTGTGAATCATGTTTAAACCCCACTTTATCTCTTGAATATGGTCCTTGTTGGGTTTACATAGGTAATGATGATTATTTATTAAAAATAACCCCTGATTTTTCTTGTGAAGGACTTCCTAATTACAATAATTACTTAACTAATATTTACATATCTAGTCCTGATATTTCTATAGTAAAAGATACAAATAATGATTGGAATTTAAAAGTAAAAGATATAAATGCTTTTAAAGCTTTAAATTGTGGAAATGATGGAAGGATATATTTTGGAAAGTCATTTGCCAGAGAAATATATGAATATAACGTAAATACAGGAGATGCTACATTTAAACTTACATTTCCTCCTAGTGTAGTTTACAATCACCCTACATTGGGAAGCATTACAGTGCCTTTAAACACAGGAGATGGGGATATAGCAGTAACGGCAAATAAGATTTTCTTCCTAAATTGGTTTACAGCACCAGACCCTACAGGAACATTTCCTATGAATTATTCATTTGTAGGCAGATATGATATTGATTGGAATACGTTAGTTTTATCTAACTTTATAATGATAGCAGAACCTTCTGGAGCAGACTATGAAGATGGGTTTTATGTTTCTTTAGAAGCAGTAAGCGATGATTTAGTATTAGTAGATTGGGTTCAAGGAATGCAGCCTGGGGGATTTCTTCCTGCAACAGAATATGAGATTAGAGAATACGATTTCTCAACTTTAACTTATACTTTATTTTCAGATATAACTGCTCTTTATGGAGTTGATAGTTGTGTAAATGATATTGCATTTGATGGTACACATGTTTACATGTTACAGGGCAATTTTACTAGTA